ACGTTTACCATAACCAGGTATAATACCATCATCCATGTTAGCATAGGCCATAGATCCTACTAAAGCGGCAGTACCAGCAGCTGCTACTGCTAAACCAACTGGACCCAAGGCAGCAACAGCCGTTCCATATATTTTAGCTATGGCAGAACCAATTTCTAATCCCTTGATTACTTTTAATCCTGCTATAAGAGCTGGTAGTCCTGATATTAACTTACCAAATCCTAAACCTCCTATAACTAACGCTATAGCAGTGGATTCACCTAATATCGAGGTAAATATATTTGCTATAGTACCTAAGGGACCAGCTGCTATGTCTATAAGTCCACCTTTTAATTTTTCAATAAGTAGAACAAATGCTTCTTGAGTTTTTACCATTTCTACTTGTTTGGCAACTTCCTCTCCCTTTAAAGCAACTATCTCTTGTTGACTCATTTCCCCATATTGTTGAAGTAATAATGCCTCAGATAACCCATCAGCTGTCATACCCACAGCATTAGCCATCGCTTCTTGTTGTATTCTATTCATTTTAGAAAAATCCTCAAATGTCCCCATTTCACGATTAATCTCCTCCATCAAAGTTACTTGATCGTTATTTAGAGCTGCTAATCTAGCTTTTTCTAAATTAATATTTTTACCTAATAATAACTCTGCTTCTAGTTCAGCGTTAATAGATGATTCAAAATCTAATAACTTACCTGCTATTGAATTTACTTGATCTAAACTTAAACCTAATGCTTTAGCTTGTGCTACACCTTCAGTTAATGCTACTACAGAACCTTGAAACTGAGCTAAACCAAATGCGCCGGCTTTACCAACTTCATCCATTACTTGCTTAACGTTTATCGAGGCACCCTCTTGAGCAGATATAGCACTTACAGTTTCATATTGAGCTAATTTCTGTTCTTCTAAACTTACACCTGTTGCTACTGCTATTTGTCTTAATTTTGTAGCAGACTCAACACTTATACCTAATTGATTAGTAAGTTTACTTTGAGCTGCTGCGTTTTCAGGTATGATTTTACCTGTTAAGCCTAAGGCTTCGTTAAACTGCATTTGTGCCTCTACTAACTTTTTAGTAGTTACAGTAATATCACTTGTTGAAGCTGCTATCTCAGCAAATTCTCCTCTTATTTTTTGACCTTCCTCGTATGATAAATTCATACTTTTAGCAAGATCAACTACTTGAGAATTTACTTCACCCGCTGCCATTATAAGGGCAGTAAATATAGCTTCTGGTGATTTTAAAGAATTAGTTAGACCCTCAAATGTTGCAGATAGGGTAACACCTAATGTCTTAAACTGACTCTCCATAGAGTTAGCTGTAGATCTTGCTTCTGATTCTAGATCCTCTAAGGCTTTTTGGCCTTTGTCTACATCCCCCTCTAACTGGGTTAGTCTTATATTTCTACTTTCCTCTTCACCTAATTCTAAAAGTTCTTTAACCTCAAAAATATCCTGTTTAAGAGTAGCTTTAGCTTTATCATCAAGTTTGATAACACCACTTTTCTCTTTGAGTTCGATATCTTCATAGGATGCTAATTCTTGTTTATATTGAACTATTTCTTGTTGAGTTAAAAGAGCAACATTATTTAGAGCTAATAGGGAGGTTTTAGCACCCTCTACGTTAATATTAAGTTGTTTCTCTTTACCTATATATTCGTCAGTTAACCTAAATGCTTCTATAGCATCTTCAGCTATTTGCTCAGCTTCTGATTTGATTTGGTCTATATCAAATATACCAGTTATACCTGTTACTTTAGAAAGTGAGGATAAAAGACCACCTGTTATACCAATAGAACTTTCAATTTGTTTTCTATCTAAAAGCTCTCTTTTTAACCCTCCATTTATTACATCTTGAAATTTATTAGATTTGTCTAATATTGCGTTGATGTTACCTAAACGTGTTTCACTATCAGCCAAATCCTTAAGAGATTGTGTCTGCATTTTAGTAGCTTCAGATCTCTCTTTGTTTTTTTCTGCTGTAAGATTTTTAGCTGTGCCTAATTCTTTAAGCTTATTATTGGAAACCGATAGAGAATATGATGCTTCTTCCTTTTGAGCGTTAATCTGAGACCTTTGCTGTTGTAGGTTAGTAAAGCTTATATCTGATTTTTTCTGAAGGGATAGGAGTTCTTTAGCGTCGAGTTTTATCCCCTTATTCTTTTGAGCTAAAACCTTACTACTTACATCCTCTAAAGTTTTGGTAGCGTTATTTATTTTATTTGTTGCTACTTTACCTTTAGTTAATTCGTTAACTATACTTTGAAGAGATTGAAACGTATTTGAAAACTCATCGTTAGTTTCCTTTAACTCCGCATTAACTCCCTTAACCGCTACCTCTAGTTGTTTGGTAGCAGCTTTAGCGTCAAAAATCTTAGATGCATCAAAGTTTCTAAAAGGATTAGATGACCCTAATTGATCGTACTTTTTCTGTACTTCATCAAGAAGGGATTTTATTTTGTCTAATTCTTGTTTTGTGGGTGTAGCCAAAGTAAGGGTGTTTTATTATAAATATTACTACTTATAACTTGTTTTAGTATATTGTTGAGAAGCAGCTTTAAAGTCCTGAACGTTTACTTTACCATCCTTACCTACTAGGGTTTGGTTTGTATTATTATCACCTTTAGATGCTTGTTTATTTTCCTCGTTTTGTTTTTCAAAATATTCGTTTATTAACTTAAACGTTGTATTTCGAAGCCATACCGGCATATTATATATAGTATCGTAGTTATAGCCTCCGTTACCGTGAAATATAATTTCGTGGATTTGTCTAAATAAACCAGCTCTATAAGTCGGCGTCAGGCCAAAAAAAGCTGAGTCCAATGGGGACTTCCCTATCTGTTCCTGTTGAACTGCGAAATGTCATATCTACATCAGGCATACACGTTTTATAGTGTTTCCTGAAAGCACGTGAATCCATAGCTAACATAAAGTTATCTACAAACTCGCCAACTGACTTGGCAGCACCGTCTCCTTCTACGGCAGTTATAATAGTTTTTAATCTAGTTGAAATAGCTGGTGATGAATCTGGTCTTAGTTTTTTAAGTCCTTCAATATCCTTTTCAATATGTTTTTCGTCTTTACCTGTTAAAAGTTTAAACTTAACTACAGTATCGGTTTTTGGTAATCTAAACTCAAACTCGTTTTTACCTTTTTGTAAGTTATCGAAATCTATGTCTACATTTTTTAGTTCTGATAGGTTTATTACCTCATCTACTCCGGCTATACGAACGGGGTATTCAGCACCATACCCAAGTACGCGAGCAGCTATTAGTAGTGCATTTTTATCGCCTAATAATAAGTCATCTACGTCAAACTTTGGCGCTACTATAAGAGATTCTAACAGTTTATCTAAAACTGTACCTTGCGTAATATAGTTTTGGTTAGTTAGTATATCCTCTTCACGAGCTGTCATATACTTGATTTCAACTTCTCCAGCTGTTAGTGGTGAGTCCTCAACATAAAAATGTCCTTTTGAAGGGAGCATTACGGTTTCTGTTGGGAAATTAAATTCTGCCATAATCTTGATTTTGTTGTAACGTTTATTATACATAATAATATAAAAAAGGACTTAGCGTAAGCCAAGTCCTCTTTATAAAATATTTGTAGTTTATTCTAGAAGTTCAATACTGCGTAATCGATTTCACAAGTCATAGTGATTTGTTGAGCAGTTGATTCGTTATCGAATCCATACTCGCCAAAGTCGGCATTAGAAATCATCGCACCTTTTAAAATCCACTCAGAAACGATATCTCCAACAGGTCCTAATACATTGAAAGTTAAATCTTTCTTGTAGAAATCACTGTACCCATCTCTTCCTGTTACACTCTCGTGATGTAGACGTACCCACTCCATTATAGATTGAGCTCCTGAAGGTGTGATAGCATCATACAACGTAAACGTTACTGGCTGCCATACGGTTTTACCTTTAATATTCCTTCTTGTGTTGATGTGATTAAGTGTTATAGTTTCCTGACTCATTTGAATCGCACTTACTCCTTTAATCATGTAAGATGGAAAACCGTCAATCAGCATCATGTACCTGTTCTGTTGTTTCGGTTCAAAAGCCGTAAAGAACATTTCGTTAGTATCGAGTATAGCCATTTTGTGTTTTTGTTTTATTATAAATATTTAGTTCTTTGTTTTTTATTCGAAAGTAGCTCCAGTTGGTGTAACATTGAAATCTAACAATACGAATTCAGCAGTTTTGGTTGGTTGTAAGAAGATTTGACCAACTAGTTGGTTTCTATCTACTACATCTGGTCCGTTATTAGACTCATCCATCACTGTTTTAAACGCATACAAACCTTGACGTTGTTGTACTGATTCTAAATATGGATTAACTTGTGTTAAGAAGTTATTTCTTGTTGACATTGAGTTTTGTTCGAATACTAATGTATCTGCGATTTGAGAAACATATCCCTTAACAGCGATTAATAATCTACGAACGTTTACTCTATCTAAAGCAGATGCACGTTTTTGAAGTGTTTTCTGTCCAAATACTACAACTCCACTTTGTGGGAAAGTAGCGATTGGGTTAACGTTTGCTTCATATAGTGTATCTCTTGTAGTTGAAGGTAGTTTACGTTCTGCTCTAATAACAGTTCCTAAAGATCCTCTTGTTAAACCTGCTGGTGCAAACCATGCATCCGCTGATGCGTCTGTATAAGCATATACTCCTGGAATCATTACTGATGCTGGAACCCATATTTGTTTTCCTGTTTCTGGGTCGATGGTTTGACACCATGGCCAGTATGTAGCAGCATAACTAGAATCAAATGCCGCAGCTTGTGTTGTCACTGTACCTACGTTAGCTTGGTAGTTTACTAAATCTACAATAGAGATATTATCACCTCTATTTACCGAGTTGTTTACTACTGATGTTACAGTTGAAGCACCGTTTTGTGATGTCACTCCAGGTACAGATATTGAGTTGTATCTATATTCGTCTCTGTTAGCCATCAACTGAACTGCTGTTGTATAATCTGTAGATACTAATCCTTGAATATCAGCTGTTGCTACTTTTTCGTAAAAGTTAGCAGCGACTGCAGGATTAAATAAATCTCCTACTGCTCCAGTAAATGAACCTGAACCTACTATAGGTAAAGATGCTGTGTATACTGTTTTTGCGATTCCGTTATTATCAAAATAATCTGGAGTTTTAGCTGTTACACTACTAACTCTTACATAACTTGATTTGTTACGGAATGTACCTTGATCTTGAACGTAATATGATCCATTATCATTTAATACTACCTTTTTAGAGTTACCTATTACTGATTCAATATAGTTTTCAGCTTTTGGGTCTAAAGATAGGTTTGTCCAAGTCTCTAATATTGTTTTGTCTCTGTTGTTATCGTTTCCACTACGAACTAATAAACTAAACTGTCCTGATGAAGTGTTTACTGATGCTATTTCCCAACGAACGTTATCTGTTGAACCTGATACTAAAGCTCCTTGTGATTGAGAACCTGAGTTATTCATAATAGTACCTTCAGATAGTGTCTCTAAAGTAAAAGAACTAGATGTTGCTGAGATAGTATTAATAACAGGTGTTGAACTTGCTTCTGAGAATGAACCACTAGTTACACGAGTAACTAATACGGTTTCACCTCCGTTTTGAAAGTAGTTGTAAACGGAAATTCCCGTAAAGTAGTTGTAGCTATCTGATCCGCTTGTTACGGCTCCACCAAATATTGACTTATACTGTGAGTATGAAGTTACTGTAGTTGGAATTTCTACAGGTCCTTTTACAGCTGGTCCGATAATAGAGGCTCCAACTGTTACTGGGCCTCTTGATACTTGTGATGAGTCATTCTCCCTCGCCAGTACTCCAGGTGATAATAATGTTTCTGCCATTTTATGTATTTATTAGTATTATTCGTTTGTTATAAATACTAAAACCTTTGTTGAAAACTTATTTTGCTAGCGTTATTTTGCCAGTTTCTATATTTATTGAACCATTTCCGTACTTTGCAGTAAGAGTTGTGGCTAATTCAGAACGTTCTTTGTCAAACTTTTTCTTAAAATCTAAAAGTTGATCTTCTTGTTCGTCCAGTTGTGCTCTTTGATATCCTAACTGACCAAACGATACTATAATATTTTCTTCTCTAACTCTAAAATCTTTAAGTTGTTGTAACTCTTCTTTTTCTAATAACTTATCTTCCATTTTTATTTATTTTAATTTATATACTACAATGTAATAACGTTTCCTTGGGAATCAAACCCATGTACTGTCTCTTGTGTAATCACTACTTGAGCATAAGAGTTATATGCTTTTAAAGCAGTAATATCTTTTTGTAATACTTCTGGTATTAGTTGACCCTTTAACTTAATATTAAATGTACCTTTAACTAATCGTTCTTGACCATCAGTTAGTTGTGCTTCAGTTTGGAATGAATCAATGGAACATCTAAACTTATATCGTTCTGGGTCTCCCCAATATGAATCAGATGCGTATTCCATAGCTTCAACTAATGCGTTTAGTTGTTCCATATAGTATGTCTGCATAATACAACTATAATCTACTGTTACGTAATCTCCAACTACAATAGCTTGTGTTTGTTGAACTGGTTTACGATTGTTGATTAAATCGAAGTTGTTATATGAGTTTTTACTATTATACCCCTTACTTAAACTATAGTATAAGTGTGGACTATTAGAATCGATTTTAGCGGTTACGGATCTATCTTTTTCTATTGAGTTACGTTGTGCAACTATTATAGGTAGCATTATAGCGCCTTGTTTATCTCTATAGTAACCATCCTTTTGAGTTGATTTCCAACGTTCTGGTGAAGCGTATATTACTGGTACCTCTATACGTCCTCCATTTTGGTATACAAATGGTTGAATTACGTTATTAAAGTAATAAAATACAGCTTCATCAACATCTTGTAAACCAATCTTATATGGTTTTGTAGAATCACCCCTAACAGATAGTTGAGAAGATCTATTAAAATCTATACCTGTTGCTTGTTCGTTATTATTGGCTGGTTGGTTAGGGTTACCTAGATTAGCTAACGCATAAGGATCTGGTTCCGCGCTTGATATCTCTAATTGAGTTTTAGGACGTGGTTTTAAGTTTCGTTTCGATACTGGTACATTAGGGACTGCTGGTGATTTACCTTGAGCAGCATTAAATGATCGTTCGAATATTTGGGATGGAGTTAAACCCGTATTATTATTAGCCATAATTATAAATATTGTTTAACCCATTCTTTCAGGATAGGGGGATACGTTTAACTTATCAGCAGGAACGTAATGAGTAATCGCTATAATAGATACACTATTACCAAATTTCTCTAGTCCTGGATTAAGTGGGTTTAAGTTATTAGGATATGCTGGGTTTTTACCTCCAAAGTATTGATTCGCTGTTAATGAATCGATTTCATAATATCCTTCTTGATATAATACTATATCTCCAACTTCGGGAACATACATAGAATCAACTAAATCATCTCGTAAGAAAGCATATGTTATACCTTGGTTGAAGTTTATACCTTCTTGTCCTTCAGGGAATTCTTGATTCGTTCTAGTAATAAGACAATTGAATATAAAAGGACCATCAAAGAATTTCTCCCCTGCTGCTTCTCCATACATATTAGTTTTAGTTTCTTCGGTCTTATACTTATAAAATGAGGCTTGTTGGGTGATTATATCACCCATAATTTCTCTATTAAGGTTTCTTAATAACGATACGTCTCTCTGACCTGCAAATAATGCCATATTATGCTATGTAAATTGTATATGGAACTTGAGACAACTCGTCTTGTACGAATTGACCCTCTAATGCTCTTCTCTCCAATAATGCCTGCATCGATGTACTTTCTAAATATTCTCTTAATCGAACTATTAGTTCATCTTTTTCTTGTGTGCCTTGAGATATTAGTTCAGATCCGTTTAAGGTTATTTCTGCTCCTGGTATAGGTAGGTTAGCATACTTACCACGAATATTACCTAATACTTGTTTAACTAAAGCTAAAGCATATTCTTGAATCCATTCTCTACCCACAGAGTTTATACGTGAGAAAATAGGGTTTCTATATGGTGAATCCGCTACTGATGTTACTCTATTAGCTACTACATCTCCTACTTCTCCTTCAGATAGGTTTGTTCTTTCATCATTTATGATGTATTCAAAACGCATCAAAGCTCTTTTAGTAGGTATGGGGAATACTTTAAGCCTATTATTTATTAACTCAAATGAATAGTTAGATCGTCTAACCGTTTCGTTCATTTCGATAGCTTGTATTGTTTGTAAATCAAACGATAAAGGCATCATTAAATAGTTAGTAGCAGGTGACATCGAAGCAAACCCAAATGAGTTAAACATAGCTTGAAATCCAAATCCAGTACCTGAGTATGGATCGTAATATTGTGTTATTGCTGGTGGTGATTCGTAAAATACTCGTTTTACTTCTATACCACCTTTTTTATCTAATCCTCTTTCTTTAGCCCAAGCATCTAAGTTATAATCTTGTTTATTTGGCTCCATTATAATACTACCTGTATGCCAAGTTATATTACCACCTGAACCAGCTTCAGCACCATATTGTTTAGCTACTCTAATAGTTCCAGCCATTGAAGGTGTTACTACTGAGTTAGATAAATCAACTTGAGCGTTACCACCTTCTATTGATAGTTGGTTATCTCTGATTTTAAAGGCGAATACCTCATTACCGTAAACGGTTGTGGCGCGTTCTAAAGCATTGTAAAAGTTAATATCTTGTAACTCAACATCAACTATAGGATATCCTAAGTTTTGAGCAGCGAAACGAGAAAACTTATCGGCAGTTACTTGAAAATCATAATCATCGTCATAGTAACCATAGGGTGTAGGGTCATTTTTTGGATTAAAAGATGATGAACCAGGCCAAATTGGAATATTCATAGGTATATTTTATTATAAATATTAAATAGGTAATATTAGTATAGTCTTAAAATTATCTACTTTTAAATATTACGCTGCTCCTATTATAACCCAACCTTGAGCCCCACCAACGAATACCATCTCAAATGATGCTGTTGTAGCATCTAAAGTTATATCAGTAGCGGATGCCATTATTAATTGACTATTTCTAGCTACTATATTTGTAGTTAAAGCAGATCTATTAGATATTTTGATTGAATCCCCTATAGTTGGATTTAATGGTAAAGTTAGTGTGTAAGCTGTTGTAGTGTCAGCAAACACATATACCCCCCTATCTGTAGCAGTAGAGTTTGATGTAACATAAGTTGATGTATATGTTGAAGAACCACTAATCTTAGTTACGATTACGTCTCTAGCAGTTGAAGCTGACCCACTTAGGGTTGTATCTATTCCAGCACCACCTGCTCCTGTTATAACCCAACCTTGTGATCCTCCAGAAAATGTAAGTTTAAAGGATGCTTGTGTTACATCTAAAGTTAAATCTTGAGTTAGACCCATTATTAACTGACTATTCCTTGCTACCGTATTAGTGTTTATACCTGATCTATTAGACACATAAAGTGAATCTCCGTTTGTGGGGTTTAAGGGTAGAGTAAGTATAAAGGCAGTTGCTGAAGTGAAAACATATAGTTTATTATTTTCTGCTGCTGTATTTGCAGTTACATATTCTGAAGTGTATGCTCCTCCTCCACTACCGCCATTTAAGGCGTATGATGCTGTTACAGCATATGATGAAGTTAGGGCATATGATGATGATATCCTAGCAGTTGATGCAGAGCTACTTAAAGCAGCTACGGATGAGCTTATTATTTGATCCGTTGTTGTTAGTGAAGCACTTAAGGTTGATATAGCTGATGTTGAAGAACCACTAATTTTTGTTACTATTATGTCTCTAGCAGTTGAAGCTGATCCACTTAGGGTAGCTGTTGATGAGCTTATTATTTGGTCCGTTGTTGTTAGTGAAGCACTTACGTTAAAGAGTGAACCACTTAAAAGCGCTATTGAAGCACTAGAATTTGTATCTACTCCAGCTCCACCTGCTCCTGTTATAACCCAACCTTGAGAACCTCCAGAAAATGTAAGTTTAAAGGATGCTTGCGCTACATTTAAAGTTACATTTTGAGCTAGGCCCATTAGTAATTGGCCATTTCTAGCTATAACATTAGTGTTTATACCTGATCTATTAGACACATAAAGTGAATCTCCGTTTGTGGGGTTTAAGGGTAGAGTAAGTATAAAGGAAGTTGCTGTAGCAAAAACATATAGTTTATTATTTTCAGCTGTTGTATTCGCAGTTACATATTCTGAGGTATATGCTCCTCCCCCACTGCCTCCATTTAAGGCATAAGATGCTGTTAAAGCGTATGATGAAGTTAGGGCATATGATGATGATATTCTAGCGGTTGATGCAGAGCTACTTAAAGCAGCTACTGACGCGCTTATTGTTTGGTCAGTTGTTGTTAGGGAAGAACTTAAAGCTGATATAGCGGATGTTGAAGAACCACTAATCTTAGTTACGATTAAGTTTCTAGCAGTTGAAGCTGATGAACTTAATGCTGTAGACGATCCAGTTACTTGTAGTGCTAATAAATCTCTAGCGGTTGAAGCTGATGAACTTAATGCTGATATCGGTGCTACTGAAGAACCACTAATCTTTGTTACTATAACGTCTCTGGCTGTTGAAGCTGATGAACTTAAAGCTAAAGATGATCCAGTTACTTGTAATGCTAATAAATCTCTAGCAGTAGAAGCCGATCCACTTAAAGTCGCAGTTGATGAACTTATTGCTTGATCAGTTGTTGTTAGTGAGGCACTTAAAGGTGTAATCGATGAACTTAAAGTTAAGTATGAACTACTTACGTTTAAAAACGACCCACTCAAAATAGCTAAAGAAGCACTAGTATTTGTGTCTACTCCAGCTCCACCTGCTCCTGTTATAACCCAACCTTGAGAACCTGCTGCGTATGTAAGTTTAAAGGCAGCTGGTGCTACATCTAAAGTTATATTTTCAGCTGACCCCATTATGGATTCACCGTTTCTTGCTATTTCGTTAGTTGATATACCTGATCTATTAGACACATAAAGCGAATCTCCGTTTGTAGGAGATAGTGGTAAGGTAAGTGTAAAGGCAGTTGCTGTAGCGAAAATATATAGTTTATTATTTTCCGCTGTTGTGTTCGCAGTTACATATTCTGAAGTATATGCACCTCCTCCACTACCGCCGTTTAAGGCATAAGATGCTGTTGTAGCATAGGATGATGAACCAAATAAACTTCCAGTAAAACCAGAAGATGCTGAGATTATGGATGCTGTTATGTCTGAGGTTACTGTTAATCCAGCTAACTCAGCATTTGATCCGCTTAATATTACTTTTTTCCAATTTGGCATACTATACTATTATATTAGGTTGGTTACACTTTGCCCACTTCCTTTTCAGGCCGTAATACACTTTTTTACTCTTCATTTGATATTGATGGGGTTTGTAGTTTAGATATTACACTAGCTACTAACATTGCATCTTTACCTTTTATAGTCAGATTAAGAATGGCTTTTGCTATTACTGCCATTTCTTGTTCTGATAAACTAAGATTGTACATCTCTTAATTGATTTTGTAGTTTTACAACTAGGTTATATATTGTTTCTAAATCCTCACCTTTAAATGTTGAGTGTTTTATTAACGTTAATATAAGAGCTACTTCTTGCTCTTCCAACTTATTCTTTAAACCCACATCAAACTTTTTACTTTGAGGTGGGAGTATAGAATCATATTTAGATTGATGTACTAACCCCATAACTTATTAATTAAATATTATGAATAAATATAAATGTCTTCTGTCGCTGTATTAACGTGTATTGTACCGGAACCATTTGCTGCTCCCCCATATACTGGGTCAGCTGTTGGAACCACATTTGACGTTTCTACTGTGTTAACAAACGCGTCAGGTGCGGTGAATGTAGTAGCAGTTCCTGCTAATACATTTTGCAGTGACCATCTAGTAGTTGATGCGTCATATCCAAACCCTTTACCTGTACCATCTACATTTGCTTGAATAACCAAACCACCATCTGTTGGTGTTGTTGAACCACTTGCAAATACAGCAAACCTATCAGCTACTAACAGATTAGTCGTTTTAATAGTGGTTGTTGTTCCCTTAACGGTTAAATCTCCTTCTAATACACTATCCCCATCAACTTGGAGATCATTAAAGGTTGGATTTCCTGCAGCTACTAAACTGTCAATATTAACCGTTTCAGTAACCCCACCATAGTCAGCTACAAACTGTCCTTGGACGGTTGATGTAAATGATAATGCTTTCCCAGCTGGGATTTGAGTTACTAATAAGTCTCTAGCAGTTGAAGCAGATCCTGATAAGGTTGCTACTGATTGGCTTATTGCTTGATCAGTGGTTGTAAGAGATGAACTTAAAATAAATTGTGATGTGCTAACCGAAGCACTTAAAGATGTTAGTGCTAATCCAGCTGAAGCACTTAAAGCTGTTTGTGATGTACTAAACGAAGCAGATACTGCTGTTTGTGATGTACTAAACGAAGAACTTAAAGCCTTTTCAGATATACTAAACGAAGCAGATACTGCTGTTTGTGATGTACTAAATGAAGCTGAGGTTAGTGTAAATGAACCACTTACTTGTAAAGCTGCTAAATCCCTAGCAGTTGATGCTGAGGAGCTTAGAGCTGTAGATGATCCAGTTACCTGTAGTGCTAATAAATCACGTGCAGTTGAAGCTGATCCACTTAAAACATTTGATGCTACTGATGTTAGGGAAGCACTTAAAGCAGTTTGTGATGTACTAAACGAAGCACTTACTGCTGTTTGTGATGTACTAAACGAAGCACTTACTGCTGTTTG